CTTGGTGGTTAGCTTCTTCTCACCAGCCGTTACTACAGCACTCATTACCCATCCTTGCGATTCTCATAACCCCCCCTGTAATCCCCCCCTACATACACGCTCCCCAGACGCCTTGTCAACGCACAACATACGCCTGTCACACGCACACTGCCGCGAGCAAGGCGCAGTCCGCACCAGCGACCGTGACCGGCCTTGCACGCGGTGGCTTGCGCCAGCGAAGCCAGTGTGGTGTGACCGCCCGATCCTTATCAGCAAGAGAACTGCAACACGACAATACATGAATGCACGCAGTGCATCAGTGTTGTCACACTGCTCGCTAGAACCACTACTGGAACCATAGGTTCTATCATTACTAGTGGTTCTAGTGATGCAGACCAACTGGCCGTTGCGTCACTGGCTCTGGTCGTAGACCAGTTGCGGATAGTCGAGCTGGTGCTATCGCCATGGGCGATTAGCGCACTAATAGCTCTGACTATCCGTAGCGTGGCGTGACGGACGTTGCAGTTGGATGTGCAGCGCAAGACGAGCTTGCGAGTCTTCACGCTGATAAGAGAACACACGCCGCACAAGTTACAGCCCAGCATAGCTGGGAATGGCACGCAGTGCCATGCATCTCCCAGATGCAGTAACTGGTGCTAGGCGGCATCGAGCCGCCTGCGAGTGTGTACTCTACACACACACACGATGAGCGAATGTTATCACACAGTTCATGCACCGCATGAACGGTGTGCCAGCACGCCCACTTGGTCAAGAGGTGCGATTCTTGCGCAGACATGTCAATGTCTGCGGTGCGCAAGAATAGCGACACCGCAAGTGCGGTGCTTCGCCTCTTGACTTTCGTGTCGGTCGTGATGGCCTCGATAACATATTCGCACATAGTGTGTATGTGTGACGTAACTGTAGTGCTTTTTATAGGAGATAATTATGGCACAGAAAAAGAAGATGACTGTAACTAAGATCGAAACCCCTGTACGTGATGCTGGACATGCAGAGCATGTCGCAGCAGCGCATGACGCAGTGTTGAACTTGGTGGATATGAACATGACCGATGACTTTGATTCGCGCTTCGCGAATCAGGTATCGGGCGAGGAGAATCCCAAGTTCAACTCGTCAGCGCATTTCACTTTTGGCTCACGTGCCAAAGCGTCAGGTATTGCGCTACGCAAGAAGCGTGAACGCTTCTTCGAACTCGAACATCAGTATGATGTCGAGGTCGAGCGCAACGGACCTGACTCCACCAAGCTCATCAACCTTGGCGCAAACAAGAACAAGGCAGAAGCAGAGTGGCACACTCTGGATGCCTTGCACCAGATGGACGTTGACTTGTACAATACGATGCACAGCGTTGGGTCCATACTTGGACGCAACGGTGCAGAGGCAAGTCAACCTCGCATCTGGAATGACGGGAAGCACACCGAGGACCACGGCGAAGCGTGGTTCGAGCAGGTGTGCGAGCGCATCCTTGAGCGCAAGGTGTTGTCACCGCAGGTGAACACACCGAAGGTTGACCCAGCTGAACTGCTGGCTAAGCTCAAGCGTTCAGCGTAACCTGACACATAGTTTCCTCCCCAACTGGTGGTGGCTTCTACGGAAGCTACCACCTTTTTTTTGCTCAGTTAGACACAGGGATGCAAAATTCTTTGTTGCACGTTACCACCACTCGTGTATATGCGCGCAAAGTCTTTGATTTACTTGACGAAATTAAATGACTTTTGTTACTTGCATAAGTGCAACAAATATGATATTAGTACAGAGTATCTGATGATGGAGGTCAACATGTACGCAGATATTACACAACAGATAATCAAAAAGATAGAGGATGGATGCCCACCGTGGTTGCGTCCATACAACAAGTTTGGTGGTGGATTACCACTACGGCACAATGGTGTACCATACAGAGGTATGAACATTATTATGTTGTGGATGTGTGACTACGACAATCCATACTGGATGACTTACAACCAAGCACAACAACTTGGTGGTCAAGTGCCATATAATTGCAAGTCACCAACCAAAGTATTTCATTTTGGTACAGGCAAAGACAAAGACAAAGAAGACAAGTTCTATTCATATGCCAAAGCATACTCTGTCTTCAATGCATCACAGATAACTGGTCTGCCAGATCATTACTATCCAAAGCAAGAACTGTATATCAATGCAGACAAACCTGTTGCATCTATCGACAAACAACTTGCTGATATCCCAGCGAAAGTTGTTGAGGTTGATGGATGCACACCTTGCTACCGCCCATCAACAGATGAAGTCAACATGCCACCATGGTCTGACTTTGTTGATGGCCTTGCATATTACAGCACAAAAATACATGAACTTGTCCATTGGACAGGTCACGAATCCAGACTTGATCGCCTTGGTCTAAAGAACAAGAAAGGCTATGCCTTTGAAGAACTTGTTGCAGAGATGGGCGCGTCATTCATGATGGCACAACTCGGGCTGGAACCAACTGCACGAGATGACCATGCAAAGTACATCTCATCATGGTTGCAAGCATTGAACAATGATGTGAAGTACGTGTTCGAGGCGGCGAAAGTCGCACAACGAGCTGTGGAACTACTCAACAGTCACACAGCAGAAGATGTAGCTATAGCATAGGAGGTATATGTCATGAGCATCTTTCAAACTAAAGACCCAGTAGCTGAAGAAAATGTGTTACGTCAAAAGGTTGAGCTTGTTCTCAACAGACAAACTGAAACATTGCATCAGCTAACAGCAATAACTAAAGAGTTAGAAACTCTTACCAAAATTGTTGCTCGTTTATCAGTAGACAGACCAAAACCACAGATATCTGAGCAGCTTGTGTTTGCAGATGACAAAGAATCAGCACCAGTAGTTAATGTTATTTACATGGCAAGCAAACGTGACATTAGTCGCATGCACAAGTTAAATGATTTTATGTCTGGCGCACATCCTGTAACCATACAAACAATGATGGCTGTCTGGGCTTGTTCAAAGAAAGCAGCAGAAGCAACACTATATCGCTTTAGAAAAGATCAACGATATGAAGTTGTTGAAACCAAAACACAAGGGCAACCGTCATTGTATTTGATCAAGGAGGTATCATGACTTTACCAAAACATCTAATTGCACAGCAGGGAATGTTCGATTCCCTGCAAGTGCAGAAGCATCACCAAACAACCATTGATTTGGTGAAGGTTGGCACAGCACTTGGCAACAAGTTATGGCCTAACGAAATCATGACTGTTGCCGAATGCATTGTCGGCAAAGACACACCAGCATTCAACCATCTCATCAAACATGCGATGGAAGAATACGAAAGACTAGCAGATGCAGAAATGGAGGCACTTGGAGATGGATATTGCACAAATCAACACGTCGGATGACATGTCATGGTCACACGCTCATGGACTTGTACAGTCATTGGTCATCAAAGAGATTGTTGCTCTTGACCAAAAAGCTATATGGCATGATGACTGCCCAGAAGAAGATGATTATTCACATACAGAAGCAGCTAAAATGTGTAGACGTGATGCCGAAAGATTGCGTCAGGCACTATTTATTTTAGCAAGAGGAGTATAAAATTATGATGGCTTTATCAAATGAAGAAACAACTGCATTGACAAGTCTTATGCGTAAAATAATACGCGAAGAAATAACACAAGCTATGCTTGATATGCCAGCTGCCGTAGATGATGCAATATGCAACTTGTCTCGTGAAGTAGCTGAAGCAGTTATGGATAATGATCTTGATGACAAGATTACAAGTTGGATGGATGACAATCTTCATGACCGACTTGAAGACAAAATACGCATTGTCATAGACTAACATACAGCGTCAAGGTGTCTCGAATGCCTTGACGCATTTATGCTACACAGTTATATGTACTAGATGATTACATATTTAGAACAATTAAATAATGCAGCAGCACCAACTGGCATCAAGTTAGTTGAGTTCTTCAAGCAAGCGAAGATACCTACATCAACATACTATCGTGCAATCGGGGGTCAAGATTTGCGTCTGTCAACAGCAGCAAAGGTTGAAGATGCGATCCACACTTACTCACTACACAAATCCCAGAGTGAATACGAATAGCTGGCAAGATTTAGTAGCAACTCTTGTGGCTATTAGAAACAAACGTGGCTATAGTCAAGAAGAGTTAGCACACCGCATTGGATGTGCTGCATCTTTAATACACAAATGGGAACAATATAAAAGAGTTCCGTCAGGATTTATGTTTGTCTGCTGGTTGGATGCGCTCGAAGCGCAAATCGAAATCAAAGAAACTAGAGGATAGTAGGGGAAAGCCTGCCGCATGTGAACATTGTGGCAGCACATCACATTGGTTTTCGGTGATGGCAAGTGGTTCTATTTGGTGTGATGATTGCTTGGAGTATTACGGATGGGAACATCTAGCCGCAACAAAGGCAGCTACCACGAACGATGGTGGTGTAACTGGTTCAATGAAAAAGGCTGCGAAGCGAAACGCCAACCGCTATCTGGCGCGTTGGGAGGTGAGTGGAAGTCCGATATCTCTATTGCCACCAAAGAAGGACGATTGGTAGCTGAATCAAAATATCAAGCTACTGGACGTGGCTTCTCATTTCTTACCAAGACACACAAAACACAGCCAGCAGACATCTATCTTCTTAAACAGAAGACAGGGCCAAACTTTATATGCATCGAAGTAAACAACCCTTTGGCTGAAAAGATAGCGCGATGGCTAGCTGGAGGTGACTAACCATCGCGCCGCGCATTTTGGAGGTCTGACTGCGCATGACACAGAATACTTTTATTGTTGATACTGTCAAGGCACACTGCTAGACTAATCAATACGGAGGTCAATATGAAACAGCGTGATCCAAACTACAGGTTGCCGCGCAATCAGGTGATACCTGACAAGCGACAGTCTATTATTAAAAGCGTGCATAAACAGGAGGTTTTAGATGCAAGCATTAACAACAGAAATCAAAACCAAAGCACTGGCTCGTCTAACAGATGCAGCCACCAAGCCAATGCTAGTGACGAGCATGATAGAAGATGGCGTGAGTTCATTAGTTCCATTGGAAACTAAACTGAACAAACATTACGAGCTTGTCTTCTATCGAATTGATCGTAACGCCCCACTACACAGACTACATGAAGCATACGAGATGGTGCAAAAAGCCTTAGTGCCTTTGCCTGTCAAAGATATTGAAGAACGTATTACTATGCTTTGTGCGTTGATTACTTTGGCAAAAGACTTCAGCCCAAAGGTGCTTGATATGAAGCGCAAGGCTCTTGCATCCAAGCTGGCAGAGTATCCAGCCGACATTGTGATTGATGCATTTGGTTACATCGAGCGCAATGTCAGATTCTTTCCAACACTAGCAGAGTTTATCAACGAAGCTGGCATTGGATGGAAGTCCAAGCCACGGTTCATGTTACGTGATGAGTTGCAGAAATGCATTGATTATCAGGAGGCGGTGTGATACGATGGACGAAGATGAATTAGATGAATTAGATAATGAAGGCCAGCCAAGCTGGGAGCAAGAGTGGGAGGATTTTGGCGAAGTCTACGATGACGAGCCAACCTATATATAAATAGATGGAGGTCTATTATGGAAAGAAAAGGTTTTATCGGTGGCTCCGATATGTATTCAATCGTGCGTGGCGATTGGAATACGCTATGGCATGTCAAAACTGGACGCACTCAACCAGACAATCTAAGCGATGAGTTCAATGTACAACTTGGCATTCGTACAGAATCATTCAACATGGAGTGGCTTGCCAAGCGTACTGGCTGGGATGTCATGCCAAGTCCAGACATCATACGCAAAAAAATATCTGGCGTTCCCTATCAAGCAAGAGCAGATGGCATAGCTTACGACAAAGATGGCGTAGCTATGATTGTCGAGTGTAAACATACAGCAAGCTATCGCAGCATGTCTGATATGTTGGAAGCATATCTACCACAGGTACACTTATACATGCGTGTGCATGAGCTGCAGAAAGCTGTGTTCTCTGTCATCTTTGGTAATGTATGGGAATATTGCATAGTAGACTTTGAAGAAGACTATTGGAAAAATGTTAGCACACAAGCTTATCAATTCTGGCAAATGGTAGAGTCTGACGTTGAGCCAGTACAAAATCATGCCAACAAAATTGATTGGTCTAACGTCAAGATTGATGGCCTTGTCAAACGTGATGCAAGCAAAGACAATCAATTCATGGATGCTGTTCACAGATTTGTGGACAGTTCACAAACAGCCAAAGAACACGAGGCTGTCAAAAAAGAACTACGGTCAATGGTAAAAGACACAGAACGTGAGGTCTATTGTGATCTATTGACCATCAAGCGTGACAAGCGTGGTGCTTGTCGTATTACAATCAACTCTGACTAGGAGGTAACAATGGCAGAGAAAAAACAAACCATCGCTGATGCATTTATTGCATGGCATGCAGAAGAAGTAAAAGCCAGCAAAGATGGCAAGAACCCACACTTTCGCTCAACGTATTCTACGTTGGAAGAAGTGATTGCTGCTTGCCGCAAAGCAGGTCAGCATGGCCTGACATTTACACAGCTAATCGACATGGATGATACTGGTCGCATGTTTGTCAAGACTATTGTCATGCACGTTAATGGCGAAGTCTTGACAAGCCGCACGCCCATCGTGTCATCAGACCTATCCAATCCACAGAAGATGGGGTCAGGCATTACCTATGCCAAACGCTATGGTTTGCAAGCTGCATTTGGTTTACCGTCAGAAGATGACGACGGAAATAAAGCAGCAGAACCAAAGACTTACAAAGAACCAATGCCACACAACACACCAAAAGACGAACCGTCAGAATACTAGGAGCGATACATGGACAACAAACTTAGCCCAAATAAAGGCAGGGTTTTTCCCATTACAGAAAAAGATGAGCAATACATTGGCAAGCCCATCTTGTCAGGCAAGCTCAACATTGAATACTGGGCAAAACACATTGATGATGCATACGAGCCGCGCTGTGTGCTGTTCAAGAAAGAGATAAACGGAAAGCGCAAACTAGCTGTCTTTATCGAAGTTGGTTTGATGCATGATAACGGTGCTGATGTACCAGAAGGCAAACCAAATTATGGCGGCAAGATTGGACAACAAAACATATCCGCCTACAAAAACAAATCACAAAATGGCTCAGACTACATGGGGCTTAGTGTTTACGAACCAAACACAGACACACAGCCAGCAGAAAACAAACAAGTCATCCAGCCAGCAACGGTCGATGGGGGAACAATCGATGACGACATCCCATTCTAATCGCACAACAACAGCCAACCCATACAACGCAACGCCCTACAAAGTGGGTGTTGTTGTTGAACATTTTGTTGAGTTTTGCTTTGCTGCCCAAAATACAGCAGAAGCAAAACTCATAGTAGAAAACAAACTACGCAAGTTTAAGAATCCTACACAACTACAAAAAGCAGTAATAGGTGATATACATTTTATTGAAGTCACAGAAGTTTGATGACAATAAAAACCTATACCGTCACCCTTACAGGCAAGCAAGTAAAGCTATTGTTAGAGCTTACAAAACATCCTGCACTAGCAAAAGCAGTACAAGCTAAACACGTTGTAAACCTACAATCTATTTGCAGAAAGATAAAAGAAACATGATGCGTGAATGGAAAATGAAAAGAGGCGAGATGCTTGAAGATTTAATTTGCCTCTTACAATTAAGAACCTCATCAACAGGTAAACAAAAAAAAGAAATTGACGACCAAATCATAGAACGACATGCAATGCCGTGGTATGAAGAAGGTTATGTTGATGGCGAAAGAAAAATAAAATTTGTTAAGAAGTCAAAAAAATTAATCCAAAAAATATCCCATCTTGTTAACAAGCCACACGAACTATCACAAAAATGGATGAGTGGTATATCTAATATAGAAGAAGGATATGGGCCACATGCGCCAAATCCACCTTCAATATTAGATGAAGAATTAATGAAAGAACAATTTAGAATATGGCATTGGACAGGTGGCGCACAAGGCCACAAAGGTCAACAAGGTTATGCTATGTCTAAGGCTATTAGAGATAGATTAGATAAAGCTAGATTAGATATAGAAACCTATCAAAGAAAGTTACAAGACAATGCCGAAGAAAAATTTTTGGCAGAAAAAAACAGAAAGATAAATTAGACATGAATCGTGCAGATATATTATCTAAAGCACATGATGCTGTCCAATCAAGAGGCAAAGACTACGGTTCGCCAGCAGAAAACTTTGAACGCATTGCAGCGATCTGGTCAGCGTATGCAGACATAGAATTTAGTGTAGAGGATGTTGGCATTATGATGATGATAGTAAAGATATCACGCCTGATGAAAACACCAGCACACGAAGATAGCTGGGTAGATTTAGCTGGCTATGCTGCTATTACCGCCGAAGCAATAGCAGATAGTCAAGATAATCCGCCCCAGCTTGCGGATCAACAAAGCAATGAACCCAGTTTGTAGGTGAATCAGATTGAGGGTCTACCAACTGAAAGATAGCTTGTCCAAAGTTTTGTTGATCAAAACCTTTGACCATAGCGTAAGTATCATGGAATTTATAACCACGACATCTGGCAAGCCACGCTGTACTTTTGTTTTCTACATCTTCAATCTGAGCCAAGCCCCAGTTATGCCTGTGTCCACTTATGTACAACTCGGCATGGTTTTTAAACCTAGCCATTTTGTTTTGGGCGTGAAGCGCATTCCATTGGCTATGGCCCGACATATCGTGAGCCGCGTGTATGCGGCACTGCCGTCCATTTGGAAACCGAAGATTAACTCTAGCCTCCCAATCTTCACGAATGGTGTGACCACTAGCTATCCATTTCAACGGATCGCCAGCACCAGACCACATGTCATGGTTGCCGCCAATGAGAACAAGCGGATTCATCTCGCCTATCAACCACTCAACTAACTTCCACGCTGTTTTGTGCGATGTGTCCTGTTCGCTGTACAATCGCCCCAGACGCCCAACCCAGTTATTCTGGTAGTCACCTACCGAACAGCCATAGATGTGCGTATGTGAGGCTATTATGGACAAATGATGGCGTAATGAATCCCAATCGCAATAATTATCATCAACATGTGGGTCGCCCAACCATAACAATCCAATAGGATCGTCTGACTGCATGTCTACGTTATACCATTTTGTTGCATCTTTATGCGCTTTGCGCTTTTGAAAACGCAGATGAAGATGATTAACTATGTCTTCAACAGGCAAATCATCTTCTGGTATTTCTGGTAAGATATATGATTTTTGTTTTGACTTTTGCAGTTCTCGATAGAACTTGCTTTTTGACATGCCTAAAGCATCTGCTGCTTTTTCTATTGTGCCAAATTTTTTGTACGCTTCTTCAATGTTATGTTTGCCCATTACATTCTAACATCATGTCACGTAAATGTTTGCCACGATGTCCTACCTGATTAAACCAAAGTGAGTCTTCCATTTCATGTGCAGCTTTATCCCACATGCGGTCTTCCAACGACCCGATAAACTTTTTGAATTGGGAAAACCTAGGCCAGCCCATATTAAATACCATTGATGCAATAACCATTTGCGCTGGCTCTGGCAAATCACGCCACCAATCCATACGCTCATCAAGTTCAGTAAAAACAATCTCTATATCATCATCCAGTATAACCTTTGCAGCTTCTGCTGATATTGGCATCATCATGTTATGACCATAGCCAATAGTCGGTACGCCAACTGTGTCATGATACATTTCTAAACGCAGCCCCTCATGCTGGGCAACGAGTTCTGTAAACTTTGCTATGTTCATTTTTTAAACATCTTTGTCAACTGCTGTACACCAAAAGACGCAGCAAATACTACGCCGACGGCAGTCTTATAAAAATCTGGCATTGTGTCAAGCGCAGCAAAACCACGCTCAACAATATCCTCATTACCAGTGAAGGCTAAAATTAATGGAATACTTACAAGAATTGTTAGCCACTCATCTTTCCACGATGATGATGAGTTCTTTGCCTGTTCAAGATTCCATTCTTGTTCGCCAGCAGCAACACGTTTGGCAACAGCAGTTTTAGCTTTTTGTGTTTCTACTTTAGACTCGACCCATGAACCAGCGATATTAGCTATCGGTGCTATTAATGCTTGCAACATGTTATTTATCCCAATACAAACGCCAAAGTTTCCAGCCAACATAAATAATTGACATCACCCCAAGCACCAGCGTTACCCACATATTCAAAGTGGGCAACCAAAGTGGGGCTGATACCCCACCCGTTGCTATGATAATGTCATCGGGCTTCATTATGCGTATGGACTTTTGCCAAGTAAACTTGTATTCCATGCTGCCTTTAGTTCAGCAATCGTAGAAGCAGACCCAATAGCAGATGCGGCTGGTGCATCACGCAAATTGTTTTTCTTTTCAGCAGAAGAGGTCTGTGCTGAACTATCGCCAGCTTCAAGAGCCTTCATGTAAACTACATCTTCTGCTTCAAGCAAAGGCTGACGCACTTCACGAATTTTGTCCTTGAAAAGCTCTTTGGCCTTAGTCATGTCCTCTGAAATGACCTTGCCAGACAGCGACCATGCGCCTCTGAAATCACGGTTGCTGGGGATAGATGTAGCTTCTGCCTTGTCTATCTGGTTACCGTCTTTATCTACTATGTAGGTTGTTACAGCCATGTTTTTCTCCTTCACGCTGCCTTTGATATGCGCCAAGCATTACGCCAGACACGAGTTTCTGGTAACTGGTCTTTTCTACAGATAACCATTTTAGAACTGTTTGATTTATCCCAATTCTGCCAAACGTGCTGTGGCACGTCCTTCATAATTATGTAATTCACCCAGCCACCATATGGGCCGGTGGTTTCTGTCATAGGGCCAACAGGCTCTGTCTGATGCAACAGATAGCCTCTTGTATGCTTCTTGAAGTCTGGCTGTGCTTCGTCTTTCGCCAACTCCCAATAGCTTTCCACGGGGGGCAATATAAATCCGTTTTCGGCGGCGGCTACCCAATTTAAATCTGGGACAAGAATCTTGGCGCACTCATCAATGCTGTCCTCATAGACCACGCGAATGTCTGTCTGAACCGGCTCAAGGTTTTCTTTTGCCCAGCACAGTCTATCCCATAAGTGTGTGCCTTGAAATTCTGGTGTCTGCATTATGCTAGGTCTCCAAAAATTGTTGCATCTCCTATGCCGGGGTCTGTCTGAGTGCCACTATTATTTTCTATATCCATTTCATAATTACTGGTTGTTCTGTTACAAATTCCTGCGGGATGAAAACTACCAGCATCTGTAGACCCACCTACACTAGAACTTGCAGCATAATCATCATTATTCATACTTGAAGAGAACGCAAAAGTGTAGTTTCCTGTGCCGTTGTCTGTGTCCGAACTGATGTTGAATGAATCACGTATCATGTTACTGCCAGCTGTGCCAGTACCCTTTACATTAATCCAACTTTTACAACTCCCTTCAACAACAAACTGCGTATCAACCGACCCTGCGGTGCTGTGTTCTAGTTGGTCTGCTACAATTTTTCCAGCCATTATGCTAGGTCTCCGTGTACATTAGAAAATGCAGGGTCTACATCTTCACTAGAATTATTTTGGTCACGACACAGTATGGATACACTAGAGGTTGCTTCAGCAGAATGAACTTGCATTTGATTTCCGCTAGCATGAGAAACATTAAAATTTGCGTTGTTCATGTTGCTGGTAAAAGTAAATGTATAATTTCCTGTTCCTACATCGGTGGTGCTTCCAACATTAAAGCTGTCATCTAAACCGATAGTGCCTGTACCATCTAATCTTGCCCACATCTTACACAGACCCTGCTGAAGATTAGTCGTGGTTGAGTTGCCCTCGCCTGTTACCGCAATAGACCCAGCAGTGCTTGTACCAGTAAGCGTGTTTGCTTTGATTGTACTCATCCTAAATCTCCGAATCCCTGTGTGTCACAGTGCTTTGCATCTCTATATGCACCAGCCGCATAACTCAAAATCTCATAAAGTCCAGAAGTGGTTGTGATAAAAAGACTTGTTCCTAATCCAGTGACAGCCGTACCTGAAAAACTATTAGAGTTTATTCCGTTGGTGTAACCAGCTAGTGAGTAATTAGCATTAGAATAGTTGTTAGTCATATTAATCCCAAATTGACCTGTAGCTGTATCAGTTATGCTAGAGATGTTAAATGAATCTAGTGAAGTTGGGGTTCCAGAGGACGCATCAAAATTTATAAAGTGTTTTGCCGCCTGTTGCTTAGTCAGCGTAACAGGGCTAGAGCCGTCTGACGCTACGATTGTATCTGCTTTAAGTGTACTCATCTAAACCACCGTATATGTTTCACCGCTGCCAACAGTAACCGTCACACCGCTGTTGATTGTTATAGGGCCAGCAGACATGGCGTTCTTGCCATTCGTGATGGTGTAATCTGTCGTAACAGTCTGACCATTTTCATAGAACACTTGGTCTGAGCCACCGCCTGTTGCACCAGCCGCTATGCCTGTAAGGTTGCTACCGTCAATGGCTGGCATTGCTCCTGTAAGTTGTGAAGCAGCTATGCTTTTGTTTGTTAATGTTTGTGAACTGCTTAAATCAACTAAGGTAGCATCCGTTACAGCAGTGTTAAACTGTGCTAATGTGCCAGAAACAGTATTGCTTCCCAAAGCTATTGTTTTATTTGTTAATGTATCTGTTGTTGCCTTTCCTATAAGAGTGTCAGCAGAAGCAGGAAGCACAACTGTTACATTACCAGAATAAGCAGAATGTGGAGCGGCCTGTAATTGTGTATAATGTGCATTGCTAGATTCACAATAAAATCTAACGTAAGACTCAGCACCAGCATTTTTTATGGATATCGCACCAGATTCCATATCAATGCCATTTGAACCATCTATACGCACAACCCCTGTTCCATTTGGAGTAAGGGTAATATTTCCATTTGAAACACTAACAATGTCTTGACCAGCAACATCGAGTGATCCGCCAAGTTGCGGGGTGCTATCGGCTGCTACATCAGTTATACCCCCAGCAGATATAGCAACCCATGCTGAACCATCATATCTCTTTAATGTGTTGGATGTAGTATTAAAAAATAAATCACCAGCATCAAGGCTACTAGTTGGATCAGACGAGCCAACACGATATCGTTCAGCAAAACTATTAACACCAGAGATGTTTGTTGCGGTTGTGTTAATGTTAGTTATTGCTCCTGCGACAGTGCTTAAATTAGAAACATTTGTTGATGTCGCCATTGTATTAAGGTCAGAAACAAAATCTGATGTAGCAAGCAAATTCAAATCTGTAACAATATCAGATGTTGCTAATGTATTTATATCACTTACAATATCGCTTGTTGCGAGAGTGTTAAGGTCGCTTACAATATCGCTAGTTGCTAACGTATTAAGGTCACTAACAATATCGCTAGTAGCCAGTGTATTAATATCATTTATTATATCAGTGACAGCTAAAGTGTTTAAGTCTGCAACAAAATCACTTGTTATCAAACTAGACTTAGCAGCAACACTATTTATATTACTTATGTTTGAAGCCACTGTTCCGATATCAGTTGCATCTGCAACAACAGCAGCTATATTCGATTGAATGCCAGCTACAGTGGTGACGTTACTTGCAATGCTAGCCACAGTAGCAACATTAGAAGAAATTCCAACAAGGGTCGATATTCCATTTGTTAATGTTGTTCCGTCTTGTAAGTGAGCAACAGTTTGTATGTCCGCAGACGCAGCAGATACAGTTTGCACATCAGTGATGCTAGGTCCAGCTTCAACAGCACCTGTTGTTGAGTTAAAAGCAAGAGTCTTACCTTTGCGTGTCGCAACAGCAGGAAGTGTAAGTGTTGCATCAACATCAAAATCAGTAAGACGAAGCGATCTATCAATGTCATCTTTAAGGTCTGCTTGAATAGCAATAACTTTATCTAAAGCAGTATTTAATGAACCAACATTGAAAGGCCCAGAAGAAGGGAAGTCAGTAGTTCGTTCAATATCAATGGAGCGAGTAATAACAATTTTAATATCAGCCCCAGAAGCTGCTGGCACGTTTCCAGTAGTGAAGTGGATAAACCCTGTAGTTCCTGAAGTGTGTGCGACTCTTGAGCTTGCATCATTATTATCTGCTGTTAAATAGTGTGTTGTCAGCGTTTTTAATGTGCCATCTTGATAAACATTTAAATCACCATCATCAAAAAACTCAAACGGCACAGTAAATACCTGTTGAGAATTACCATCCGCAACAGTGTATTCAATCCGTGGATCATTATCTGCTAGATTAATAGTCATTCTAGTCCCCTATCATACAAACTATAATAGCTCTACGCACATTATCGCCTACCGCCTATCATCAAATCACGCATGTCATCACGAATAAATGGCAATCCTAAAAACGGTGCATTGTAAAACAGCTCTTTGTTTGCATCTGTATATCTACCAGCAAGATAATCACTAGCTGCTCTGTAATAAGACAAACCCAAACCAACGGGCGCACCAAACGGTTCTGTCAAAGAATCCCATACACGGTCTTCTCTGTTAGGCGAAACATATCGTGGCTCAATAAAGAAGTCCTCTGGTGTATCAGCAAACCCTGCTGCAAGAGAAAGCCCTATATAACCAAGGTCAGAATAAATGCCTGTAATACCTGAGTGGTCAATCAAACGTGCAATCATGTCAGGTGTTTCATCTTCACTATTCCACCAGTATCTATCCTTTACCTCCAATGACAGATATGACAGGCCAAGCAACGACACTACACCAGCCAATCTATGTTTGCGCATAGGGTCACGAACAGCAGTAAGTATCTTGTTGTTTGCACCAAAAGCAAAGTTCATAAATGTAAACGGCAAAGTCATTGCCTGATTCTCAATACGAACAAACTTTTGCGCTGCTGTTGATGCACGCTCATCAATAGCATACAGATTTGGAAACTGTTTGCGCATCATTGCAAAAAATGGATTATCTTTTAAATAAAGAACACCATCCATAATCAATGGCTTATCAAAGTTTTGCGCCATAACAACAGCATTATCGGCATGAGCAGCAGTAGCTGTTTGGTACTGACGCAAAAAAGCACGTTGCTGTGGTGTTTCTCTAGGCCACTCATCAGTATTCGCTAAAAAAAAGTCATCCGCTTCTGCACGCTGCACAGGCATATCATTAATATATCTAGCAAGATCTTCGTCAATGCCGTACCTAAACAGATATTCTTTGTCTTGGCGGTCAATGCTTTTGTCTAACAACTTCTTTGACAAACGAATAAATTTATCATTAACAAGAACTTGGTCGAGTGCCTTAAAGGTAACTGTTATAGGGCCAAGTGCATTTAATGTATAAAACAATCTATTACCAAATTGCATAAATTGCTCTATTGGTGTCATGTTATGTTGTTGCAATGAATCATTAAGAACACGCAACTGTGCTTGTGCCATTGATACATCAAGCGCAGTGTTAGCACCTGCTGCATCTTTTAGCACCTTGCCACGCAATACACCATCAGTAAGCATCGCTTTACCAGCACGAACAACATCAACCATGCCATGTGCAAGAACAATAGTTGCTGGGTCAGACAAAGCGGATATTCCAGCACCACCAAGATATGTCCATCCAGCATATGTTTTTGTTAATCGCAATGCCTGTTGATCAAGACGGTTTGCATCACGATTCAACAAACCCATAGCCCTGTCATATTCAGAAACAAAATCTTTACGTAATTCTGCAACTTTAACTTCTGATAAGCCCTGCGCCCTGCCTGCGGCTTCAACATCTTTAAATACTTCGTCTGGTGATTTACCGCCAAACGCACGAGAAAACTCTATCTTGCGCCCCATCTGCATTGCATACGTAAGCAACACTTCTGGTTTTTTAATCATTACATCAGCAACTTCCCACTCATCAAAGTCAGTCTTGCGATGTGCAAAATATTTGGCACCACCTAACTTACCGCTAAAGTCTGCTTCCATATCCGCACCATCTTCTTCAAGAATGCGTGATATAGTTTTGCCTGCGTCTTCTTTAGCACGCTCACGATGAAAGTTCTCATCCATCTTAGGATTATCTTTCATACGGCGCATAAAATATTTTTCAGTAAGCCGTTGCTCAAATGAAGCCAAAAGTTCTGGGTCTTCAATCAACATTGGCTTGTCATAAAAAATAGGAAAACGATAGTTCTTTCGTGTAGGCAGCCCAAGAGCATCATGCATACGGCTAGCAAACGTAGTTTGAAAACTTATTTCGCGTTGTAAGTCTAATATTTTTTTGCGTTGTTTTGGTGTGCCTACTTTCAACCCACCTTCTAACTCATCAATTTGTTTGAGTAGGTCTGCCATCTCATCATCTAATTTTTTAATAGCAGCTAATTGTTTTGCAGTATATGAGCCATTTTTACGTACATTAACTTCTATACCTTCAAGAAACTCTGCTTTCTTTGCATAAGCTTTTGTAAGGCGGTCAAACAGTTTTGTATTGTAATTTTTTACTGACTTTTCTATATCACGCAAAAGATCCATTTTAGTGCTTATCTTTTCCTGTGCATCAAGAATGGCCTTGTTAATAAAGTTATCATCTTTGATTACACCAAAGTGACGAGCATCAAAGTTGAAACCATCAAAAAACTCTTTAAACAAAGTAAATGCCTTCTTTTGCTGGTCAGTAACGCCAGCCATAAGTGCATCAACAGCCTGTGGATTTGGCTGCCCAGCTTGCAGATACTTCATTACTGTATCTTCAAACCACTCATTGTATGGCCTTTTGCCTAAAGGAACAAAATCTGCAAGATGTGTGTTAAGTATGCGTGATGCTTTTTCTACACCTTGCTGACCTTTTTTAAATCCAGAAATTTCTTGTGCATGCAAATCTTCAAGAGAGCGCATTAAACGCATAGCATTACCAACATGACTTTGCACGCCAGCAGCAACAGATTGCCCAAGTGAGCGTGCTTTTTGTCCTTCAATCGGCACACCCATATTATAATTTAACAAATAAAAATACTGTTTAATATCATCGCTAAACTCATCACTTGCCATGATGCGCTGCCCACGACTGCCAAATGGAT